GGGCAGAAGCCGCAAGATTAACTATGGCAACTGACAAGGCATTGGAACACTATGCAACATACCAAGGTGAAATAGAAAATTTCCAAGAATATCTACGAGGATTAAGTAATGAAAAAACAGAAGAACGTAAGACGGGGAAGACGAAACCGGCAAAGAGGGGCAGAACTGCAAAGACAAGCAGTAAACCTAGCAAAAAAGTATAAACTGGATGCGATTAATAGGGACAGAGGTGGTGCCCAACATGAGATGGGTGACATAGAAGTAGAAGGTAAATTCTATGGATGTAAAAGAAGAAAGCACGTACCTGCTTGGATTCTACCTGAGAAACAAGAAGAAGGCGTTGTCTTCCGAGGAGACAGAATGGCACCATATATATCTATCCCGTTAGAAACATTCTACCTATTAATAGAACTATGTAAAGAAAAGGTGGAAAAATGAAACCTGAGGAATATAGAAGATACGAAGATGTAATTAGTGTCTATAAAAAACTAATAGATGAGAAAGAAAAACGTGGCGAAGATACTAAAATACTCAATGACAGATTAATAAAACTCCAATCTGAATTTTGGGTAATTAGATATGAGGCAAGAGAGAAAAAGAAAAAGGAGAAGAAAAATGGAAGGAGATAGTATGATTATCATTAACTTATGGGAGTGGGTATTAAATTTTCTACTTCTAGGATTAGGTTTTTTATCATATGCTATAGCATTTTTAATATTTGGAATGTTACTGTCATTTGCAAAGGACTGGATTGATGTTATTACTAATGGAAAAGTCTGATTACGTAGATAATATCATTGAAGGTGACTCTGCTAAGAAACTAAAACTATTCCCAGATAAGAGCGTTCATCAAATAATTACAAGTCCTCCATATTGGGGCTTACGGGACTATGGACACGCTGGACAAGTTGGCTTGGAAGAATCCCTAAATGATTACATTTCCTCCTTGTGTGACATTTTCGACCAAGCCAAGCGTGTTCTAAGAGATGACGGCACATTTTGGCTCAACATAGGCGATAGTTATGTTGGGAATATGAGCAGAACGTCTAAGGGTAGAGCAGGTATGGGAGAAGAACGAGAAGGAGTGTTTAGAAGAATGCCTGAAGGTTTGCAAGAAAAAGACCTAGCAGGAGTGCCTTGGAGATTAGCATTAGAATGTCAAAATCGTGGGTGGATACTTCGTTCAGATATTATATGGGCAAAAACCAACCCTATGCCCGAATCTGTAACAGATAGATGTACAAAAGCACATGAATACGTTTTTATGTTTAGCAAACAAAGAGATTATTTCTTTGATGCTGAACCTATCAGAGAAAAATCTGGTTCCAATAAACGTGATGTCTGGAGGTATCCATCTGCACATTATGCAGGTGCCCACTTTGCAACATTCCCTGAGGAACTTATTATTCCAATGATTCAAGCAGGGACATCGCAACATGGATGTTGTAGTCAATGTGGTGCCCCCTACGTTAGAGAAAAAGAATTGACCGAAGAATACAAAGCAGTAAGAGGTGATGGATATGGCGATAAAGATGATTTTATGGATACTGGTTTTAGAGGTGTAAAACCCTTGAATTTCTCAGGTCAGAAATACAGAACTACAAATTGGGTTGCAACTTGTACTTGTGACGACACAGTAGAACCATGCATAGTTATGGACATCTTTATGGGGTCCGGAACTACTGCTAAAGTTGCCAAGAGATGTGGTCGACATTACACAGGAATAGAACTCAATCCTGAGTATGTCGCAGTTATTAATAACAGACAGAGTTTAAAACAAAAGGAGTTATTCATATGAGTGACAAACAATACCAAAATGAGCCAGGGAAAGGTGTTCTTTTTCGTAATCGTTTTAAGGAAGATAACGAAAGAAGACCTGACTTTGTTGGCTCTGTTAATGTGGACGGGGTTGACTACGAGTTAGCCGCATGGCAGAACACATCCAAGAGTGGGATTAAATATCTCTCACTTAGGATGGGTGATGAGGTGAAGGAGAAGGAAGCAAAAGTCGATGAAAAAGACTCGGATGTCCCTTTCTAAGAAACCCGAAATGGAAGTGCGTTGGGACCTTATTAGGTCCTACGCACTTGCCCAATATCATATGGGAATTGAACAGACTCTTGAAATTAAGAGAGAAATCTGTGGATTTGATGCTTTAATAGAAACACCAATGCATAAACTAAGAAAATTAGTAAGAGTGTTAAGAAATACTTATAAAAAGGAAGGGCATAAAATGAAAAAGAAAAAGGTGTTGCCCAATGACCCGAAAGGCGAGGGAACGCTGGAAGAGGTTTCAAATGAATAAGTTGGCTACCTAAGATGCCCTTCCTAACACATTGCCACGAGTGTGATAAGCCAACTGCTAATGCACATGGTATGTGCGATAAATGTCAAGAATCGTACATTGAACCAACAACAGCAGACGAGTATAATGCTCAATGGCTTAATCATACTTTAGTTATATCTAAAAAAGGAGAAAAAGATATGATACAATTAGATAAAATACAGGATATAGTCTTTAGTGGTATCGACAATGAAGATTACCCAGATTATTCTGATGCTTTTGTAGAGAGTGCGACATATCATGGTCGTGAAATGAGTCAGGATGAATTAGAAGACTTAATGGAAAACTATCCAGAGTGGGTATATAATCAATTAATGGAATACGAGCCCTGGAGTGAGTAAAAAATATCAAAGACCAAGACCTGAGACCATGTATGGCAAGGAATGGCTCAAACTGTTGAAGAGTTCAGATAGCATACTTGGAGATATTATGCTAGGAATCAACAAACCAACTACAGTACGTAAAGATACTAACTATCAGAAAAACGCTGATGGATTTATATATCTATGTCCAAAATGTGATACTTGTTGGGAATGGGTACACGAAGGTTGGAAACAAAGACAGTTAAAAGGTCAGAATATTTCTTGCGACAAAATAACGAGAGTGAACTTCTATGATGATTTTCCAAAAATGGGTAAGACCGAAAAAATCTGTAAGAAATGTCTATAGTATAGGATATATAGTATATATAATATATATATTACTAGGAATATTATTACTATATATTACTATCCTAACCTATAATTTTACTAAAAACGCTGAAAATACGTTCAAAACTAGCAAACTCGATAAGAGAATCGAATATGCTAAAATAGTCTCGTATTCAAGCGATTAGGTGCATTAAAAATGATTATAAAGAAAGAGCGTAAACCCTATCCTATAGTATTTAATCGGATTGCTGATGAACTTGCTAAACTACGCAGTAAATTATCTGCTTCAGTATATAAGAAAGGCACCAAGGAATACAGAGGGAAACAAGAACACCAAATAAGCAAACTTGGTATCATAGCAGAATTAATAGCACAAGACCATCTTTCAAATAAAGATATTAACTTTAGGTCTGCACCACTTGTAGACACAGAACCCTGTCCTGAACCTGATATAATTATGGAAATGGACGGGTTAACAAGATTTGATGTAAAAGGAATGAAATCTACAGCAGATGAATTCCGTGTAAATTATAAATCACATCAAACAGCAACAAAGCAAGTGGACTGGTACTGGTTTGTAAGAATATTTAAAGATAGTACGGCAGAACACTATATAGTTTCAAATGATGAGGTTGATGAATGGGAAATCAAAGAACTTGCTTATACTAAGGCATATTGCTTCGGTCTACAGGAGGTCCAATAAATGGCTCACGCTCATCTAATAGATGATTGTAATATTTATCAATAATACTATCAATATGTTTCCCTAATGGACTTAATTTAAAGTCAGGAAACTCACTTGTGATATTGCCTTCAGCATCTTGAGTTCTCGTATAATTAGGTCCTGCAATCTTCTTTCCTTTATCATCATATTCATATAGTTTATTCATAACACCTGTATTTTCTATGGCATCTCTAAAAAATGCTTGGTCTCTTTTCTTTTTAGGATGGTCAACATATTTCCCTTTAGCATCAGGACTATGAAATTCCCAACCATAAGGTTTTACTTTGTATTTTTGTGGTTGCTCATGATGAATTTTTTCATCACTATGTAGGGTTTCGTGAAATAATGCTTCAAGAACTGTTTTCCTAAAATTATCTCCATCTGTAACTTTTCTACCCTCTTTAAATTTCTCTTCCCACCAATCTTTAGTTTCTTGAGGTTGGTCATACATCCAATCTTGTAAAAATGGAGCAAGACCCATATCTGTATTCCATGTTTCAGCCATCTCTTTATCTAAAAAATATGGTGGTCTTATATATGCAGTATCAGGTGTAGTATATTGAGGTCTTCCATAAATATATTCACCAGAATTATAGTATCCACCAATCGTTTCACTATCAAAATCTTTATTATAAACTCCTGTATTAAAATAAGAAATTAATGGAGAACCTTCTTTTATATTTCCAGTTACCTTATCGTATATCCTCTCATACGTCATTGGGTCAACATCAGATGGATATTGTAAAGCATTTAATGCCTCACGTAACTCAGGCTCTACTAACTCAACAAACTTTACATAATCTTCTTGAGGAATTCTCCATTTCTTATTCCTTCTTCCGTAGCCTTTATCTTTATCTTTCTTTGCTGGGAACCTGCTCATTTTTTCTTCCTTTTAAAATACCAGAAAGGTGGTTTTACTTCAAACTTTTCCTTCTTCTTTTCTTTGAAAAGTTTTTCAAGTCTTTCTATTCTTTTTTCTAATCTTTGAACGTATTTAAACACATCTAAAATTTGGCTCATTAATCTGAAAGCCCTTTCAATCCTGGTCTTAATGCTTTTAAGTCTTTAGCAGTTGTGCCAAAACTCTTGAATGTAATATGCGACCAAGGCGAATGAGAAGGTATAGTACTAAATTTTCTTATAGCCTTATTTAATCTAGGTACAAATACTTTGTCGTACTTATCAAGCATTGCTTTTAATCTTTCCCTATCTTCATCGGTAGCCATAGATTGTGCAAACTTATAGTATTTACTTTCACCAGTTTTTGCATTGTGCCATGATTCTGGAATAGGTCTCATTCTTTTAATAACAGTCTTTAATTTTTCTTCAGTCAAAAGTTTAGCCCTTGTTACTGCCTGTTCTTTATCTTTTATTGAAGGACCTGAGTTTGCCATTTCATCTAATAGTTCTTGTGCAAATACCAAATGTGCAGTTGCATAATAAGAATCTGCCAACTCTTTGATACTTGATTCATCATTAACAAATAATTCCTTTAAATGCCTATAATACGGGGCTACAGCACCTAACTCACCAATATATGAATCTTTATCATATACTTTACCAACTACTCCAGCCTTATATGGTCCTTCTTCTTTTATAACATCTTCTACTGCTTTTTGGTAATTTTTAAGATACCTATTTTTCCATCTATCATCATCCCACCATGATTTATTCATTCGATGTAGATTCTTTATAAGATGATTTCCAAATACATAATTCTCTTGTATTATATCTTTACCCATTTGTGCTAGTGTTTTACCACCTGCTGTATTGTATTCTTCGCTTTTCAGCCATCTTTTTATCTCACCTACAGTCCACTTACCTCCTAGTAAAATATTACCTATCACATTATCAGCCATCGACAATGGTGCTGGTTCATATTCTGATAATAAACCTGAACTACTTCCATCTTCATCTACCATATTAGTAAAGACACCAAAGAACTCAGCCTTAAACATATTATCCATTAGTCTACCTGACATTGATTTATACTGATTCCTTCTATCTTCTCCAAGTGCTTGATGGATACCCCAATAAACTCCTTCACCTGCAAGTGCCCTAGATACTGCATACCTAGCAAGAGGTGCAGGGTTGTTATCTCTAACAAGAGGTTTTAAGACATTGTTATAAATATTATCTGTCATTCTATAACCAATTCTATAGAATATAGTTAAAGGCTTAACCCAAGGTCTTGACATCCAAACAGGTATAAATGGTAATGTAGGGGCACCTTGAGTAATAATATGAGCCATCTGTGCCGCTTGAACCTCTTCTTTTGTTGTCATCTTACCTCTTTTAAGCATAGTGGAAATTTCTTTATCTGAAAACTTGAATACATCTTTCATTACATTGTATGAAGATTTTTTACCGAAATCAAGGATGCCTTTTTCTCCTGTGCGTAATGTATTAAATGCTTTTCTTGCCGCAATTCTTCCCATAGCAACTGCAAAATGTCTATTCCAAACCTCAGTAGGAGACATAAGACCTGTTGCACCTATAGCACTCCAAGCACCTCCCTTAGTACCTAATTCATACGAACCTGCATATCTACCACCAATAGCAAGATTGTAATCATGCCAAAATTTACTATCATTCATTCCAGTCCCTAGACCTTCTATAAATGTCTTAGCACCAAATGTTGTAAAGTTCTCTGCTTGACCTAAGAGTAAGTTTTTCCAACCAGACAAAGGACTAGAAAGACCAAGATTCGATGTTACTTTAGATATTGCAGTAAACCCTTTACCGAAGTTAAGTCCATATGCTTCTAGAGGGTCCCACCCATTGTCTTGTCTTCTTACAGCATTGATAGCCCACTTAGCAAACGCTTCATTGGTTTCACTTGCTATTTTCTGTTCTAATGGAATTTCTTTTACTACTTTACTCTTATCTCTTTGTATAGATATTGATGGATTATCAGCACCACCTCTACCATAGTGTCTATATGAAGGTACAATATGTGCTACCTGTTCAGAGTATCTAGCAAGTAATTTTCCAAAATTTCTTTCATATGTATCAATGACCTTTTCAACTTTAGTAGAGCCTCTCTTTTTATTTGTCTTTAACCCAGTAATATTATCTATTCTATCACCTACTTTAATATTGAACTCTTTTACATTCTTTATCATTACATCATTTTTACCATAAACAAATTGAGGGTCTAAATCTGCCTGTCTTACATATTGAGTTCCGTAAACACCTTTACCTTCTGCCCAATTAGCCATCTTTTTAAACTTGGTGAGTGCAACATTATGTATAAAATTATCAAGCACCTCTTGTGCTTCTGCTTTATTAACCTTTTTTAATAACTGTATGTCGTTTTTTATGCCTCTAGGTATACCTTTTAAATTCTTTAGACTTAGGTCTTTTAAATCTTTATCTGATGTCTTGATATTTTCTACGACTCTAGCCCTAAAAGAATTATCAGTTGCTAATGCTTTTCTCGCACTTTCGGATAATTGTCTGGTAAAGAAATCAGGTATGTAGTGACCTTGGGCACCTCTACCCATTTTCTTCTTTTTAGAAACTGGGTCTGTTCTCCATTTCCCATTATAAACACTAACATTCTGCCTGAGATTTCCATTAGAATCTCTCACATCGGTCTCCCACTCTCTCAAAATCCTATCTGGTTTCTTTTGAGTTTCTGCTCTGTAGTTGGCATATTGGTTGTTGTCTAAATTTTTATCTCTAGATTTTTTTATATTATATATTTTTGCAACATCACCTCTATACTCATATCCTTTTCTTATCTCTCCTGTTGAAGGGTCTTTATATTTAGTTGTATAATGTACTGCTTCTTTAGGTATGTGATGTTTTTTAGCCCAATCATGTGCTTCTTTTTTAGTTTCAAAGAATTGACGACCTTCATTTCTATAAACGTATGTAACATCCCCGTTTTTATTTAAAACATCTTCTTGTATTGTATATTTATGTCCACCCATTAACCTTATGGAATCTTTAGGGTCAAAAATATGTAGTGGCTGACCTGCTTTGTCATATATTGCAAATATTGGGTCCCATCTTTTACCACCCCTGCTAAGATTGTTTACTTCGACACCAGCACTAACAAGAAAAGAATACATATCATCTGTAAACTTCTGCTTTGCTATGTTTATTTCTTTACGTGAGCCTGATAAATTTCCAGTATCCCAATCTTTAAACTTATCATCAATAACAGAAAGTATATTATCAAAGTCATCACCCTTAATACCTAACTGGTCTTCTAATACTTTTTTAAGTTTGATACCTTCAGATGCAATCTGTTGTCTTTCCAATTCATACTTCAACATCTTTCTACCTAGTGAATGAGCAGACTTAGAATCTGAAAATAATAATCTAGTATGTACAGGAATGGTTAAGTCTCCTAAAAATCCTTTTACAACATCACGACTTTTCGTATACCAATTATCATGGTCAGGAGGAGGTGAGTATCTGACCATATTTTTATTAAAATTAACAATGCTAGATAAGTGTGCTAATTCCCATCTATTTAAGTTTTCTAATTTCCCTCCTGATTGAGGATAGAGTTGTTTTGTAATTGTTGAAAATTCTTTTTCGCTAATATTCCCTTTACCTGCATTTTTCTTAGCAAGTCCAATTAATTGCTTCCATTGATTGTATTCTGATGCTGTATTTACCTTACGTCTCTCACCTTGTAAATAGTTTATTTGTTCATTAATCGCATTCTTAGGTAGCCAATTCTTATTTACAAACTCCATTAATTGCTTTTTTGTTCTAAAGCGTAATCTATTATCCCTATTTAATTCAACTGGAGAATGTTTACCAGTAGTTTTTCTAACTCTTGTTTTTAATTCATATGCAACAATTTTACCTGCATCATTTCTAACTGGAATTATATCTTTAGAAGGGTCAAATAATCTTGATGATTCAACCTTTTTACCTCTTACAATTACTTCATTTTCTTCAAAGTATTTATCTCTCTCTTTTATGTTTTTTAATGTAGAAATATTTTTCTTAATATTTTTTACTTTATCAGTCATTCTTTTTGAAGGCTCACTAGGTGGCATGAGTCTCTTATTTGCACGAATATTTACAGGCTTATATCCTTTCTTTCTTAATGCACTATATAATTCATTTTGATTTTTACCTTCAATCTTATGTTGTTTATTGGGGTTGTTTACAAAATTATATGTCATTCTCCATTTACCATCAGATGTTGTTGGCTTTACAATAGATGAAATATTAATTGTATCTTTATTATTTTTACCTTTACTCTTACTCCAGTAATTAACTTCGCCTTGAACCTTACTTGCATTTGAGACACCAAAATTAATTATGCTTTCCCAACCAACATTTTCTTTTATTACCTTAGTTGCTTTCTCAGGGCTATAACCTAAATGGTTAATCATAACATTTCGCATTTTCTCTTTAATCTGGATTCTATTCATACCCATCATAGCACCATGAAATGCTACCATACCAAATCCACTAATAAGTCTATCTTCCATAGATAATGGATTTCCCTGAGGGTCCTTATCGTCCCAACCATAACCTATAGCAAAAATACCTGCTGGTTCTGCAATCCAATCCCAAGCCTGTTTTTTACCACCTTTCAACCAGAACTTAGGGGCACCTAAGCCAGTAAATAAAACAGAGTTAATTGCTTCATGTTTTGCAATAGAAAGTCTATCTTCCATTGATGTCAATGCTTTTGTATGAAGTTGCCCATGTGCTTGGAAACCAATCATATTTCTTATGCCCATATCCATCGCATTAGCAATTTTAGGATTCCCTTTAAACGATAGTTTGCCACCTATTTTTTGACCTGATGCTACTTTAATTAGCATATCATTATATTTCTCACTCATCCCAAGAATACCTCTTGGTCCTGCGGCTAATTGTTTTTTCTCAGCAAGTTCTAATGTAAAATCGCTAAATCCTTTACTAGCCTTTTCAATTAATTTTTTCCCTTGCTTCTTCTTTCCTGCGTCAACTAATTGGTGACCTCTCTTTGCTAATTTTCTTAATCTATTTAGTTTAGCCATTCTTGCTACTGACGTAACAGGTAGACTAGTACCACCAAGTACAGCCATTTCACCTGCGAATGAAAGACCAAAACCTGCCATACCACCAACTATTTCACCAATTCTGTCTGCTGTCCAATTCTCATCTTGACTAAAAGGAACATCTGACTCATAACCAAAAGGTAGGAAATTCTCCCAAAATCGTGCATTTACTCTATCAAATAAATTAAATTCATCTGCTTGTTTTTGAGAAATATTCTTACCAAAAACTTTTTCTTTATCTAGTCTAGAATCAAATACATCAGGCAAGTCTGTAAGTAAAGAATCTCCATCATCATAACCTTTTGCTTTCTTCTGCAATGGAAAGCCTACAGTACCACCTTTTAATTTATGGTGTTGTCTGTATACAGATGATAAATGCTCTTTATACTCAAGCCCTTCTCTAGTATCAGATTGAACTAATGGAACCATATGAGAAGGTATACTTACATCAATCATCGTGCTATCACGATTATCAGAAAATTTAATTCTAACTAATTTATCTTTATCTTTTTGCTTTAGTTTTGGTTTTGGTTCTACTTGTTTGATTTTTAAATCGTCATCATCTGTCAATGGATTATTGACACCTGCACCTTCTGCCCAAGCCTTAGGGATAACAGTACCATCTGGCATTGTTACCATTTCTTCATCGTTGGTATTTGTAAATTGATTAATCATTTACTATAACAGGACCAAAATCTTTCTTAACTACAGAAGTTGAAGTTGCTGTATTTTTGTCAGGGTTATTATCAGTAGCACCTCTATACATTATCTGAACACCTTCTTCATCATAATACTCACCAAGTTGGTTATGAAGTCTTACGTTATTCGTATCCTCCATCATACTATCCATCAACCTTTCATTTGCTTTCTTTACGTTTGCGGGGCTGTCATTGCTACCTACTCTTAGTTTTCTAGCAGAGTATTTATAACCTTGACCTTCATTAACTACATTCCCTTTTCTGTCAGTAAATTCACCTTTTTCATTAACTGCATTAAGTTGAATATATCCGTTTTCATCAAACCCAACTTTATATTTCAAGCCTTCAGGTGTAAATCTACCACCACCCGTAGGGAATCTACCCGAAAGAATATCATCAGCGACAATTCCACTTACACCCATCTCTGATAAGTTGTCCATAGAAGTGATCATCGAAGAATCTTTCCATTGCTTATCTTGAACATCGAAGAACCATCTTCTTGCACCTTCTGGACCCCATAGATGTAGTTGAGTTTGAAAGTTATCAGCATCAAGTTGTGCATACCATTTATTACCTCCAGAATCAGAAATATTTACTCTCTTCCTTTTCGATAACATATGAGCCTGTTTATCTGTAAACTTAGGTTTATTACCAGGAGCACCAAAAATTGATTGTTTATCTATCATTGCCTGTATTGCATCCCTAATAACAGGTACAGAACTATCAGCGTTTAAGTTTGTTAGATTAGGTGCAAAATTTGGACCTAATTGATTATTTGCGGCTTGTGTCATTTGTGCTTGAGTAAGTGGCTGATTATTTCCCTTCTTTATTTTCTTTTTGTTCCCTTTATTGTCAATAGGATTGTAATTATTGCCGTAAAGACCAAACATAGTACTAATATCATCCCCTTGTTCACCTTCTAGTGCCTGTATGCGAGTCCAAACTTTACCAATTTCTGATTCTACATTATCTTTTATTCCACCTGATGCGGCTTGTGATTCAGCAAGGTCATTTAATAATGTATGATAAGCCATTAAGTATTCCATCTCTTTATCATATCTTTTCTGTCTAAATTCAGTACCAGCAAGATGATTATTGATATTTTCAAATACTTTAGTATACCCTTCCATATCACCGTTAAATGCCGCTTGTTGCATATCTCTTTTATACTGTATGACATCTTCTTCAGATAATATATCTGCACCTGATAATGCATCCATATAAGCATCAACGCTATCTTGAGACTCACCTATCCATCTCATATTTTGCCAAAACTTATGAGAATCTTCTATTGGATATGAATCTCTAAATTTTTTAGGGACTCTCAACATATTCATAGTGCTATATACATCTCGTTCATTCTCAAATATCTGTTGAATAGTAGGGTCCTCAAAAAATTCAAAGAAACTAGAATCTGGATTATCCTCTAACCATTGTTTTGCAATACTTTTAATATGTTGGTCATTGGCACTTAGCCCATCATCATCGCCATAAACATAAGGTGCATAATATTTATTATAATTCTCTTTAAATTGCATCTTTGGTCCATTTACTTTTTTCAGAGCATCGATAATAGGAGCATTGTCCATATGTGCAGTTCGTTTTTGAATCTCTTCTTCAGGTAATCCTTGAGAACGGAAATATTCTGATTGTCTCTCTATCAAACTTTGCATACTGGAGTGCAATCTTCGATATTCAGGTCCTGTTAAAAACTCATTAATCATAGTAGGGTCGTCTGTCATTTTTAGTAATTCTGTCATTTGCGTAAATTGGTCATTATAACTTTTGAACTCTTGTTGAAACATCGTCATCATTTTATTATCATTATAACGCTCTTCATCAATCCTCATCTGTTTTTCTTTATAATGCATATCTATCGCATTATTAACAGCAGACTCTATAGAATCTGCAAAATCCCAAGGGCTTCTACCTGCTTGTTGTTGTACTGCCATTTTTGACCTCTAGTCTATATATGTGATTTTTGTTTCTCTTGTTGTCCAATTCAAATCCCAATCCTTTAACAAACTTGGATTTTGTACTGAATGAGCCATTTCTTCTATCATGCTATTAACAGGGATTCCGTCTATTTGATAACCTTTATCTTCAGTTAATAAATCATAACTGCGTTCTACACCTTTGTAAACTTCCTTAGATGTTATATCTGCATGAGTTATATTTTTAGCACAGACACCTCGTACTCTATGCGAATCAGAAACATTGACTTCACTTTCTTTACCATCTGAATCTTTAAACTTAATAGAATAAAACCTAAGTTCCTCTTTATTCTCTAGGTAGGAATGTTTTTGTAGAACCTTTACTGGTTTACCATTATAACCTATTACCTTATCTCCTACCTTTATATTTTCTATAGTATTAAAACCATCTCCATCTGGAGTATCTATTGATGTCCCTTCTGGGATACAGCCAAACATAATTTTAGCAGATGCTATACTCGCACCAGAGCCGATGATATTACTTAAAAATCCTGCTTTATTTTCTCTATTAGAAAGTTGTTGGTTATATGCAGATGTTAATTCATATTGTCTTTGTTGATGACCGAGTCTTTCTGATTGCATACTCATTTGATTCATCTGGTCTGTTAACCCTAATGAAAGCGAACCTGCTTGACCTAATGCTTGTCCTTGTGTTCCATATGCTTGATTAGCCATTCCCATCATTTGAGTACCTGCTTGGAATCCTTTTCCAAGTATATCCATGTTGCCTTGCCTAACTTGCTCATTTGCTCTATTCCCAGTTGCCTCACCTAAGATTTGACTTAAACCACCTTGACCCATACCTCTAGAACTTAATGCAGTACCGATATTACGCATTTGCATTCTTGTTGTGTCATCTACACCTTGAAGAAGTCTTTCTCTTTCTGCTTGTAGATAAGGGCTGTCTCCTGAAAATAACCCTTGTGCCATTCCAAACATTTCATTTCCTCTGCCACCCATCTGACCAGCAAAACTTTGTAAGCCTAGCATATTAGCCGACATACTGTCATGTTGACCAAATTGTGCCGCAGGCACATTGTATGTAAAGTCTTGGTTTATATTTGCTAGTGAATCTTCTAATAAAGGTTTTCCTGCCATATATGCACCACCTCCTAATAATTCCATACTCATAATTAAGTCCTCTTTTTGTATGAGAATCCAGATGTTGCGTTCTTATCACTACGCACCCATCCGTCATCTGTTTTAATTTCTAAAAAAGTATCAGTCCCTTCTTGAGACACCCTAATATCTCCAGACTTACCTTCTGTATTTAATTTTTCTAATTTACTATCCCCTTGATTTACTGCATTAATAATCTCGTTTAAATCTGTATATATCTGCTGTATAATTCTATTCATGTCAGAATCAGGTGAAATAGGAGGTCTCTTTTTACTTAACACTTAACCTCCTAAATACAATTCCTAAAGAATCTAATTCTTCTTTTGGATTACTACTTGTATAAGCCTTGATTGCTATTGATTCAAATTTCTTATCTGTTGAAAGTATTCTTTCACTATCAGGGTTTTGGAGTGCCAACCAAGAACCAGTACCATTCTTTTGATATTGAAGTACAACATTTGAATCTTTTTGTGACTTTACTTTATAAAACATCTTCTTTTGAGTATCAGAACCTAATGAAATATTCTTTGTTTCGTAATGCCAATCTCTTTGATTTGATGTACTTCCCATATAATGAATTAATATTTGAACACTTGAACCTGCAAATAATATCTCATTTTTAGGTCCAGCAAATACTGTTCCATTTTTCCATCCTACAGTATCATAAAGGTCCCATCTTCTTCTTGCCATATTATAAGCCCAAACATAGAAATTAGCATCACCACCTTTGAAGAAAACCAAAAATGAACCACGTTCAGCATCAAATACTATAGATGGGTTTTTATCTTGTCTTTTATACCAACTAACATTTGTATTGTCAACTGCACTATCTGAAGTTCTTAATATTGCGTCACCTATTGGAACAGGTCTTCTACCATCGTGTAAATAAATATTTTTATCATCTGCAAAACACATTCCATAATCAGTAACACATATAGAAGCCTTACTTAAACAACCAATTCCTTCGAGTGTATCTTCTATATAAAAACTATTAGGCTCTATTTTATATATAGTATTTTCTGAAAATGCATATATACGACCCTGAAAAGCCTTTATAGCAGTAGGCTTAGTTGGCAACCTTAATAAATCCATTGAAACATCGAACTGGTCAAAGTTATATGGCTTTGATTTGAACATAAAATTAGAAAACTTTTCTCCTAAATCAGGATGATAGCAATCAGCAACAAATAATTGATTATTAAGTTGTGTGCTATATTTATAATTAGGTGTAAAGTTTAATAACGCTTCAGTAATTCCAGTTCTTGCTTCAAATGATGCACCTGCTTCATTTTTATCTGGAATTGTTTTAGTTCTATAATTACCCCAAGTAGGATTATCAGCAGAGTCAGTTACCGATGCCCATCCACTTTTTAATGAAATTTGGTCTACAAGCCTATAAAAACCATTCTCTTTAACAGTAGCATCTTCAGTTGTAGCATCAGCACGATATAAATTAATATGAGATATTCTTTTATTGAATGATGCAAGGTTCCTAATATTAATTTGAACATTGATACCATTACCAGCACTTATACTTAAATCAGCGGTAGTTCTAACTCTAAAATCATCACTTAATGGACCTTCTTGATAACCATCATACATAAATGAAACTTTATAAAAACAAGTATGACCAGTAGGAAATCCTTTTCTTTCACCTGATATAAATGTTGTACCAGAGCCAGGAGTTCCATAACTAGTAACAGTCTTAGTAAATGACAAACTAACATCAGCCTCTTGTCCAATACTTACACTTGTAAGGTCAGTAGCGTGTGCCCATCTACCACCACCTTTACCTGCAAATAATGAAATACTACTACTCCCATGGTCAAATACTGCCGCACTAGGCACATCAACATCTGCGGCTAGTGATTTTGTTCCAAGTGAATCGCCATTAGATTTTGAATCCATATCAGGCATGGGATAGTTATATACTTGAGTAACATCCGTATCGTTAGCATCATCACCAATAGTTATTATATATTTACCACCTTGTCTACCAGTAGCAGAGTGCATAATGTCATTACCGGTTGCTTGAAGGTCATAACTATTAGTATTTACAAGATGTAATAATATACCACCAGAACCAATACCTCCTAATTTAGTACCTGCTGTATTCCCTTTATATATACATTGAACAACTGTTTTTACTCGTATACCAACACTTGCACCAGTACCACTATCTTTTCTAAAGTAAACTGCTGTAGAAGGGCTTCCATCTTTTTGAACTTCAGTAGTTATACCACAATAATCATCATTACCAACATCAACCAAATTCCATCTAGGAGAACGAAATTCAACATGCATACCAGACATAGTTGTTGAATTAGCAGTTGTAACCCAATCGCCTACTGCATCAGAATCAGATTCATCTCCATTCTCTGGCTGTCTGTCAATAACATTTTGTGTTCCTGTTGTAGATGATGTGAAATTACTCCCTGCACAATTACCAACCCATAAATTATCAGTAAAGTTTTCATTGTAATTACCCATCCATGAAAACCAAAGAGTTGAACCAACATATAGCATATCAGAGTAATTAGCATTATGTGTAATTTGAACATCAAACTCACTAACCATTTCATTTAAATCAATAGAATGTACAACACTTGTACTATCAACATCTAAAACAAATAATGAACTACCATCTGAATTTAATGAGATACCTTGTGTACTTGTAAAAATCTCTAAAGATTTCTTTATAAAAGTTTTATCAACCCAATTAAATTGATATACAGATTTACCTTGCCACTCTATTCCGTATAAGTATCTTACACCATCAAATGTTGCTTCTACAAATTGATAGATATTTGGAAATGCTGAGGGGTTTGTAAGCCTAGCATCTTCTAATGTTAAAGTAGTAGTTGCAGTACCAAATTGTTTATGTTCTATATATCCAGCCCAACGAGGATAATCAGTTGATGCAGGTCCCATTGCTATATGTGCTTCTTTATTATTTACCTCCATCTCTACATAATACTCACTATTGCCCAAACCTGAACCCATACTAGCAGTAGCAATACTTCCATTCTTTTCATATAAGTCGGTAATATTTTTAATTTCTGTAGAATCTTTATCAAAATAGATAATATCATACTGACCATCATTATTAATAATAGCAGGTTCAGAGTCCATATCAACTGCAAGTACAGCCTCAGATGATGCATATTCAGCCCAAGTACCATCTGCTAATAATTTCTTATCAGCAGGTATACCTTTTAATTTACCATCTTCTGAGACTGCATCTATATTCTTTGAATATCTTGCCGCATCTATAGGAATATCCCTAGATGAAGGATTCATAATAGTTCCTGTATTGAACTTATTTATTTCTTGTATTTCTTTAGGCATTATCTTCTTAGTATTGTATCTATAAACATAGGACTTTGATTATTTAATTCTGCAATAAATTTTCTCATTCTACCTTGCCTAATGCTATCATTTGTTATATATCCTTGTGTATTTTGTTGCCCTTCAAGTAGTTTTGTATTCATTGCTTGATTATTCGCACCTACTTGAGCAACATTCCCACCATGTGCATAACTAGGAGGTCGTCTTGGTGATAAATATCCACCAGTTTCATATTCTCTAACCATGCCACCTTCAGGGTGTAACCAACTTGGCTTTGTAATATCACGTTCACCATAAGGAGTTGGTGCAACATTTCGACCAGGGACAGGTCTGACTGGTAATGTTGTCATATTAGGCTTAATATTATTAGTAGCACTTCTTAATTTATTAGGAGCATCTATATTCATTCGCATTACATTATCACGTGCTTTATCACTCTCTTTTTGCTTTTGCAATGCTTGTGCTTCTAATGCTTTAACATTTCTAATATCATCACCATGTTCTACCTGAAATTGGAAATCTTCTTCACTAATCCCTACAGGCTTTATATTGGAAGTTGAAAAATCACTTGATTCTCTTCTTAATTGAGTTGGTGCCCCTTGTATATTTGATTTTAATTTATCCTCATCTAGCATTCCAAACTCTCGCCACACATCTGAAATATGACCACCAAAACCTTCTTTTAACCTAGTTAGTCTTTGCTTTTCTTCTAGCCCTGCTTTTTTACCTACAAAATCAAGATTGTCTGAAACACCTTTGTTTAAATTATAATCAAATTTAAAATCATCGCCTTCTATATCTCCTTGATGACTCCATTCTAGATTGCTAGTTGGTCTTTCATTTTTAAGCATTGATAATAAATCTGTTCTAGCATTACCAGAGCCTTCTTTAAGATTCTTCTTTTGCCATCTCTTATCTTTCCATGAATCTACTTTATCATAAATCCAATCCTCAAGTTTATCAGAACCTGTTCTTTTCTTAGGTCTGCTATCTAATACGTCCTGTATATTCTCATTAACATCCATTTGAACAGGATTAAATTTAATCTCATCTAAATCACCTTCTGCTGGAACGAATGGGTTATCAACCCTTTTCTTTGCTTCGTATTTCATTCTATTCATAGCACCTTTCATATCTCTGTCTAGTTCTTGTTGTTTAAGTCTATGAAATCTGTCTCTTTTTCTATCATTTACAATTTGATTTAATGCATCATAATTAGAATCTGTCACGCCTTTTTCTTTAAGTAGCATTTCTTGTGTGTGTGCATCACCTTCTGTAATAGCAGATTTCTTTGCTTGTTTTCTTAGTTTGCCTTTATCATAAACTGATTTACCTGCACCATAAAGACCACCGATGATATTATCTGTAATCATCATATCCCAAAAGCCTCTTTTATCATCATCGCTTTTTCTATCTAATCCTTTGCCATATTGCCTAACATAATCAGACATTGAAGGAGAATCAATGTTTGCAAAGTTCCAAGGATTACTACTTGCTTGTTGGACAGGTGCACCTTGACGTGCTTGAGGTATATACATACCATATTCTGCTGTAACAGGAGGTTTTTGTGAACGATAATGATGTGCAACAACATCTGCTATTGCATCACCTGCATTTGATATTCCACCCCAAACACTTGTATTAGCCTGTTGTTGGATTACACCACCATTATAATATTTTGGGGTTTGTTTAACATTTTTCCAAGCCATTTTATTCTCCTTGGTCTTTCATCTTTTGTTTAATTATCTCAACATACTGTTGTGTTTCTATCCATTCTTTTCTTGTCATACCTTGAGGAACTTTACCTGATTGTTTTGCTTTACTATATTTCTTATTCCATTTTGCTAAAGATTGTGCTTCTGCCTTTTTCTCTTTCTGCAACCTTGCTAATAATCTTGCTGGGTCACCTCTATCTTCAGTTTTATATTGCATTAAATCACCACTAGACTCAGAAAATTCTGTCTTTACCTCTTTTGGTTGTTGTTCTATATTTTGCTGAACCTTCCTATTATGTCTTTGTTGAGGGTTTTCACCTGACTGTAAAGTTCTTCTAACTTCTTTTTTATTAACACCTAAATATTTAGGGCTATTAACATCATTTACTCTTGGAGCACCTGGGTTTGCTAGTTCTTTTTCATCAACTATAAACCACCCTCTTTTTGAACCACCACTTATACCTGCGATTCTATTAGACTGAACATATACAGGTTTATTATCTACCATAATTTCATATATTCTACCACCATTTTCATGCAATCCACCTTTTTCTCTTGGCATCATTTTAAACTTTTGTCCAACAGCAGGAATAATACCTGGCTTTTTCATTGCCTCTGGACCGTGCCTTGCTACAATAGAACTTTCTATTATTTTTGATTCTGTATATGCATTAAAAACTTCTTCATTAACCATTTTCATTTCTTTACCAGTTTTATCTGGCTTATCAACTCTTATTCTATATACAATGTCATCATCAGGAATACCTTCTTTCCTTAATAATTCTTTTATATCAGCGTAATTATGTGAGTCCATGCTTCTTTGACCCTTTAAATCTAATTTATCAATTTCATCCATACTCAATGGATTTTTTACTTCTTTACCATTTCTATCAAAAAACTTATAATTCCCATTATTTAATCTCTGTGCAGACCATCCATTAAAAGTACTACCAGGGCTATTTATAATGAATCCATCACCAGATAAACCCCATTGTTTTTGATTGAATTGCCACTCTGCATAACTTTGACCTTGCAAATCATACTTTTCTCTTTCACCACCTAATGATGTTTTAGTTCTTGCTTTAGTCTCATCAAGTCCTTTTCCTTCTCTACCACCTTTAAGAATAGGAACAATACCTGCTTTTCTAGCATTATCTGCTTTCTTTACTTGATGTTTTACATCTCTTTGAATTTTTTCAGGAGTTATATCTGTATCATATCCAGTTGCTTTCCCTTTTGGTTTCTTTTTTGGGAATTTTTTAGTAAGCCCAAGCATTAAACTAAAGTTAAACAATTCTTGAGCAGGATTATCACTATTCCATATTGCTCTGAAATCATCCATCGTAGGTAGCCTAGTAGGTAATATCGCTTCACCAAAATTAATTAATGCTTCAGTATCGTTTGGGTCATCACTAGGTATATATTTTTGAACAGCATCTCTAATCCATGTTGCTGAATCATTGCTCAATACTTCTGGTGGAACATCTACAATATTCTCTTGTTGAATTAGAGGACCACCGGATTGATAGTAGCCCTCTAATAAAGGAGCATCATTACCATCTGCATTTAGAGCAACAATTTTATCACCGTGTTTTTCCATAGCATCTTTACTTACAATGAATTCACCACCTTCTGCTTCTATAATTGGATGTTTTCCATTCTTAACGGGTATCATAACGCCACCCTCCTCGTGTGAAGGTCCTAAAATAGGACCTCCATAAGAATACTTTTTATAATGTTTACCTGGCAATTACTTTATCTCCACATGAACTAAATCATCAAAACCATTATCTTTAACATCTCCATCAGAATCCCAGTCTCCACCCCAACGAACATTAATGCCGAGTTGGTGACCAATACCACGAATCATTCCACCCATATAATGAAATCCATCTCTATTCTTCCAATCAATAGGATATGGTGCAAGGTCAACTGCTTTCCCTTCCATATGTTTAGAATATTTTACTTTCGTAGCACCTTTAGCCAATAACTCTTTCTGTCTTTCTTCTGAACGCAATCCTTCAATGATAGTTACATCCATTATTTTAATTAATTCATTAAGAACATTTACAAGTCTAGCATCAACGCCTTTAAGACGTTCTTTACTTCTTTTTCCGAATTTAGGCATTACTTGGCTCCAAACATTTTAGACCAAAAACCTTTTTTCTTCTTCTTGCCTTTCTCGCCTAGTTTCTTACCTTTCTTCTTCTTTTTCTTTTTAATATCTTCAGTATTTAAAGCCATTACATTATATGTAGGATGAATAGTTGGTTTTACTTTTACACTATCTGCATCCATAAGCATTACTGTTAATAATATTGATAACATTTTATTTCCCCTTAAATACACCTTCTAGTAAATCAGTTACAATGTCAACAACTCTTTCAAAAAAGATTTGTTCTTTCTCTTCAGATACAAATGGAATATCAATCTTTTCATTGATTTTAGTAGCAATCTGGTCTGCAAACTCATCAGAGCCTAGCCACCCTACTGCTTCTTCTTGCATTTTATCTGCTTGTGCTTGTGCTAATTCTAATAGCATCTTTTTTAAGTCCATTATTTAGACCTCCTTTTTTATTTTAACTATTTTATGACCAAGATAAACAATACTCATTACTGCAACGATACATTGCAGAAATAAATTAAACTCTGCTAAATAAACGCCATAATTGGCAAATGATACTGATGTAACTTTTATGCTATCCATTATTTACTTCCATTTATTCTGCTCATTGAGCCTTTGATTTCAGATACTTGGTTATCCAAGTCATTAATTTCTTTATTGAGTGCATCAAACTTTCGGTCCAATTTATCATCTGACTGATTCCATCTCCCAATAAGTTTGATAACCATTCCTTCCATATTTTCAAGCGTTTCACTTTGTCCTTTATTTTCTATTTTTAAATTCTGTAATGCTTCTGCTTGTTCATTTCCTCGTTTGTTCATAGAGTAGACCATAAACATAAACATAGCCCCTACGACACCTATCATACCCGCTTCGCTGTATAGTGCTAGAAATTCTTCCAATTTTTACCTCTTCTTCTTTTTTCCTAGTGCTTTTTGATACCATTTCAAGTCTTCTTCCATTTCAGCATAGCGTTCTTCTTCTTCTGCTATATGCTTTTGGACAAGTTCTGTAATTGTGGTATTAGCATCGACCATTCCTCGTTCAAGGTCACTAATCCTCTGGATAACTTGATAGTACGAATAAACAAGTCCAGCAACAAGTACACACATTTGAATAAGCCACTTAATATTAATACTAATGATGGCATTATCATCCACGACAGACCCACGATACGACCTTGCCGTCTTAGGTTTACCTTCACTCACAATTTTTCCGGAATATCTAATCCTCCTACAGACCACCCACCATCACAAGCATTGAATGTAATAGTGAATAATATTAGCAGGAGCAAAAATATCCACGAACTTAATAAAACTTTTTCATTTTTCTTCATCTATAAGGGTCTCCTGAAACCCATTGAACTAAACTTTTTCTGTTACCTTTAGTAACAGGTGTTACTCTATGTAAATAAAACGAAGGAAAAAATACTGCTTGTCCCTTTAAAAGATTTATCTCTTGATAATCTTTACCGAACTTAAATTGCAGTTTACCACCTTCATACCCATCATTTAATGGGCATACTAAACTAATTTTTCTATGATTGATGTCATCACCTAAAATATCTAAATGCCAATCATAATGACCTGCTGGTGCATCGTATGATGTATATTGCGTTTGGTCTTTAAATCCTTCAATATCAAAATTCCACAAATCATTATTAGCAACATTAGCCCAATCCCATATCCTATCATATAACCATTCATTATCGAATGGAATCCATTTGATCTGGCTATTTCTATAACCATCAGGATTCCCCCCGATAATATTACCAGTAGTATAGTCAGTATCTCGAACAATATTATTTATTAAGTTGATTTCATCATCACTAAGAAAATCACCAACTAAATACCAATTTTGAAGAACTGAATCTTTTAATATTCTATATTTCATCTTCGTCAGGGCTTACCCAATCAGACGTAAGTAGTAATTCTAAAACTTCACCGTGATTAATAACACCAGTAATATTTGATAGAAAGGAAGGTTTGGCACCATTATATGCCAATATACATTCGCTTTCATCATTATTCCATCTAACATGATTAGCATCAGTCTCCTTTATTGAATCCCAATCGATAACAAGATTATCATATTCTTCTCTAGTGACAACAAGCCACTTTCTAGTATGTTTAGTGTCCAAAACGAAACGTAGCCCAATGGTCGTAATCTTCTTCCACTTCAGCGTCAGTTAAAACCCTATCTTGCCACATTCTTACAGTTGCTATTCTACCATTAAAAGGGTTTCCATTATCTCCATGTTCTTGCATACCTATAGTACATTGTGGCGTACCAGATGACATATTTCCACTAGAGTCTGTCCATGTTTCAGTATCTTCAAGTTGCCCATTGATATATAACTTTACTATATGGTCATTTCCACTCTTTGTTGCTGTAAATGCAACATGAGTCCATGTAGTATTACTACCTGCTATTGTTGCTGGGATTGTAGATGTACCACCGTTTTTAAAACATATTGCTAACCATTTACCAGTGCTTTTCATCTTTAGTTGAAAAATTCTTGCTCTACCTGCAGGGTCATCACCAGAAAGCATTATTCCATTATGATTCCCATCTGAATAGCACCATGTAGAAACAGACAATCCGTCATTTGGGTCAATATCATATGTACTACCAGAATCATTTTGACACGCTAAATAATCATTTGTACCATCAAAATCAAAGTAACCAAAAATGTATCTATCACCACTTGACATTGCACCTCTAACCCAAGTAGCACCTGATGGAGGTGCCTGTGCTTGATTTATTTGATTACTTGACTGGTCTTTTACATCTCCTCCTTTATAACTTCCTTCATATGTTTGATTACCTGTAACCCCTATTCTTAGATTTTCCATAAAATCGTAATCCATTATAAGGTCACTTCTATGAGGACCGTCTTGTTTAGAAGGATAGCATCTTACGTAATTTGAACTATCTATTTTAACATATGCAAGAGCCTCACCTTGTTCGCTAGTACCAGTTCCCCAACCATCTTCAGCATCATTATTTGTATATATCCTATGAGTACCTTGTTCCATAGGTGCCCAAGAGCCACCTTTTTTCAACCAAGTTCTTCCAAATACGTCAGCCATTAGTATTGAAACCAAATATCGCCATCAGAACCATCACTTGACCCAGGTGCGTCTGTATCGACATGAATTTTAAATTCTCCACTACTTATTATATCGTTAGTGGCATGACCTAGCCCTGTACCTGCACTTCCAGTCGGTCCTTGTGGTCCTGCGGGTCCAGTAGGTCCAGTAGGTCCTGTAGGTCCAGTTCCACCTGCGGGTCCTGATGGTCCTTGTGGTCCTGCTGGTCCTTGTGGTCCTGCGGGTCCAGTAGGTCCTGTTCCACCATCTGAACCGTCTGCACCGGCAGGTCCTGTAGGTCCTGTAGGTCCAGTTGAGCCAGTTAAATCTGATTTCTCAGACCAACTGCCACTCGCTTTATAGTAAATCTTTTCAGTACTTGAGTGGTATGCGAAATCGCCATTCTTTCCTGTAGGGGCTGAAGGAGCACTTACACTAGTTGAGAAATGCCATGTAGCACCGTCTGCTCCATCTGCTCCATCTGAACCATTTGAACCGTTGCTTCCACTAGGTCCTGTAGGTCCTGTTGCTCCTTGTGGTCCCGTTGGACCTGTAGGTCCCGTAGCACCATCGTCACCATCATCACCATCAGCACCTGCAGGTCCCGTTGGTCCAGTCGGACCAGTTCCTCCAGTTGAACCTGTTGGTCCTGTTGGTCCTGTTGGTCCGTCTGGTCCTGTTGGTCCGTCTGGTCCAGGTGGTCCTGCTGGTCCTGTAGGTCCTGTTGAACCTGTAGGTCCCGTAGCACCTGTAGGACCTGTAGAACCAGTTAAATCAGATTTTTCACTCCAACTTCCACTATCTTTGTAATAAATTTTTTCTGTACCTGAATGATACGCAAAGTCTCCATTTTTCCCCGTGGGAGCAGATGGAGCACCTGCCGATGAACTAAAATGCCAAGTTGCACCATCAGCACCATCAGCACCATCTGAGCCATTAGAGCCGTTAGAACCACTTGGACCAGTAGGACCGGTAGAACCTTGTGGACCTGCTGGACCTTGTGGACCTGTAGGACCAGTAGGACCTGTTGCTCCATCTGAGCCATCATCTCCGTCTGCACCTGCTGGACCTGCTGGACCTGTGGGACCAGCGGAACCAGTTGAGCCAGTAGGACCAGTTGGACCTGTGGGACCGGTTGGACCTGTAGGACCTGTGGGACCTGCTGAACCAGTAGGACCTGGTGGACCTGATGATGTATCATCGGTAGTTAATATTCTTTTCCAAGCCATAATTAATATTTAAGTTTAAAAGGAACTGTATCAGGTGTTAATCCCTCTGCTAAATCTAATTCACCAGTTTCTTCTGCTGATTTTTGTAGAGCATTATCACACTTTTTTAAAATTGATGCTACAATAATTGCTTGTCTCCCTGAAACTTGAGAATTAAGCATTGTAGCACCAATCCATGATATTTCCTTTATTGTAAATGGTTGTGTTCTTTTCATCCGTTATTTGCTATAAGACTTTTCTGCATTGCTGTTAGTTTATTAATTACATCTACTGCTGATTCTAATTCTCGCATTTCACATTTTGAGTTCATCAACATAGACAATATCCAATTTATATCTTGGACAGTCAAAACTACAGGGTTGTGAGGGAGACTTTCAAGAGCCTCCCCCCATGTTTTCTGCTTATCTTTCTTAGTGTTCAAATCACCCTTACTGATTAGTCCCATTACGATGTTCTAATCCAAAGAGTATCAGCATCAGTATTATAATGAAAACCACCAACTGGGTCATTAGTTCCTGTACCATCTGATGTTCCTTGGCTCATTGTAGCGATAGGTAATTTAGTAGTATTACTTTCTCTTTCTACTGTCCACTCAGAACCAGTTCCACTATTATTCCACATTAATGCAGGTTCGTTTGTACCATCACCATTATTTACAACAATACCTGCTTTTGCTGTACTTGAATCACCACCTTTTGCTATTGTAATAAGAACATCTTCTACTTCTAATGTAGATGTATTAACAGTTGTTGTATCACCATTAACTACTAGGTCACCTGCTATTGTTACAACACTATCTGTAGCAGTAGCATTAGGTGTGATAGTTAATAATGCAACTCCTGTACCTGCTGATGCTTTATCATTGCCAATAGTAAATGTTTGGTCTGCTTCGGCAGTAACATACCAATCATCACCTGCGTCATCACTATTATCAGCACTTAATGTAAGTTGTGCTTTACCATCATTTGCGGCTAAGAGTTTTCCACTTCTAAAAGTAACACTATCAGTAGTTCCAAGACCAAGTGCAGTTGCGGCAGCAGATGCAGATGTTGCACCAGTTCCTCCTAGAGATACGGGTACAGTTCCGGCAGTAATTGCTTGACCAGAAATACTCAAATAGTTACCAGTAACACTAGCAAGAGTTACATCTGTAGAGTTATCAGTACCTGCGGCATCACAACCAATACTTGCTCTAAGAGTTGCACCTGATTCTGCAACTGGGTCTGTTGTGCCATCACCAACAATCATTTCACCGTCACCGAGAACTGCCATTGCTGTAACTGCACTTGTACCACTACCGAGTAGAATACCACCATCTGTTAATGAAGTAGCACCAGTTCCACCTGAACTAACTGCTAGAGTTGATGATAAACCTGCGGCAGTACCACTTGTATTACCAGTTAATGCACTATCAGTCATTGCAATAGTACCTGTTGCGTCTGGTAATGTGTATGTTCTATCTGCACCAAGACTTGCGGCAGGTTTTAGTGTACCAGTATTACTACCATTATCTGATGCTTCTTCAAGTACGATTGTCCCTGGTTTAGCAGAGCCAGAACCAGTAATTTTCAAATCAGCCTGTTTAGTTTTAACAACACCAGAACCTTTAGTTGAAAATGTTAAATCAACATTTGTGTCTGAACCAGATGATGATATAAATGGTGTATTGCCAGTTGATGAATTTTGTACATTAATATAATTAACAGCACTACCTGTTGTTGTAAAAACAATCTGCTCATTACCATTTTCATCAGCAATGAAATGTGCATCATCTATTAATATATTGTGTGAATTAGTATCTAAATTAGCACCTAACTGAGGGCTAGTGTCATCAACTAAATCTGACATTGTGCCAGATGAAACTGCTGACCATACTACTTTACTATTACTATTATCCCATGAAAGAACTTGACCATCACTAGGGCTATCTTGACCGATTTTTGTTACTTCACCAGAGCCATCTATTGTGATTGCGGCAGTTCCACCTGCTTCTTTAATGCTACCACCATCAGATATTGTTAAGTCTCCAGTTACGGTTAAGTCAGCAAATTCTGGTGATTCACCATTCAGGGCTACTTGTTTCCAAGCCATAACCTATCTCCTTTGTTTATTATTATTAACCAGCAATGTATATAGCACCATCTTTATTTACCATATCGCCATTAGACGGGGAACCTGGTAAAGAACTAACGGAAGTTACTCTTAGAGTTCCATCGTCTTTTGCTGTTACCAATGCTGAAGACCCTTTCGATAGCGTAACTTCACTATCTCCAAGTGTCACTTTTCCTTTTGTGCCATCGCCTTTCTCGAAGACACCTGTAGATGCTTTCACGACTAAATCGTCATAACCAGCCTCTTGAAATTTTACTGCTCCTTTTGTTTGTACATCTCTTAATATTGATAAACTACCATCAGCACCCATAGCAAAAGCACTTGTTGCAGTACCACTATTATACGAACTATTAACTAATTTTATATATTCACAATGAATATCTCCATCAACAATAACATCTCCATCGTTTATTTTTAATTCTCTTGCTGATGCATCATATTTCATATGAGGTTCATCTGTACTAGAACTTCCACCAGATGTACCATAAACAATAAAATCATTACTATCGTTTCCTGTGTAATTATCATTACCAACTGTAACTGCACCTAAAAATCCTATAGCACTTGTACTAAGTACCATTGGTGCAGTATTCCCAAGACCATCATAAATAGTCTTTTTAGAACTTGTTAAACCTTCACCTGCTGTAGTTCCAGATATTGTTAATAAATCTTTATATGTAGTTTTTACACTTGTACCTGTTAGACTAGCCAATTAATCCTCCCAATTTTGATTTAATGTGTTCCAAACAAATGCACCTATATTCCATGTTGTCATTATACCTAATGGGAATAATGCTGAAGGTGTAGTATATGTAGTAGCATTAGGTGTTAATTTTGAATACGTAATAGATTGAACGCTAACTTTATTATAAGATGATGATGCTTGTGATACTTTAGTATAACTCATATTATCTCAAACTTGGAACTGATAGCACCCTAGGACCACCAATTTTATCTTTTCTTTTAGCAATAAATTTTTTAATAGACTCATCCCATTTAACTTGATGTTGTGCTGACATACCCATAGCGATTTGAGCCATATTAGGGTCTTGCGATGCACCTGCTCTATCCATAAATAATCTATTTTTACAATAATCAACTATTGGAAGATGCAATGAATTATCCAAATCAGGATACGTGGTAGAGAAAGTATCTGAGACTGCAATAATATCAGGCTCCGAATAAAAATGATATAAAAGCCCATTAGTAACTGATTCATCTATTGATTTATAATCCCCTTCTTTTTGATTTGATTTATCAGGGTCATTCCCTTTAGATGTAACAATTCCTAGTTGGTCATTCTCAACGAACCATCTTATATATTCTTCAGGGTGTTTATATCCTGAAGTTGCTGAGTATGAAGGTGTATCAACGCTTTCATCTGTATCTGTTAATTGAATTAAATGATGATTAATTAATCTAGGTATCTTTATATAATCACCAGAATCATCCATATAACTAACATTGCTAATTTTATTTACTTCTATACCTGCATTATCGCTAATGTTATACCATCTTTGACCCTTTATAACATTTGTTTTTGCAAATTCCATTTTAACATTATATTTACCAATCTCAAGAATGGAATCATTAATTAAATTAACTAAATAAGAGTCAGAAACTTCTGGGAATATAACCTTGATTCTGCTGATTATATTCTGAACTGACATTTTTCTTGGTCCAGTAGCCATATTAACCCCTCGCCATCATTGCTTGAATACCTTGGTCGTATTCTTGTTGTAATTTTGCTTGTTGCCCTTGTAACCATTGATACCTTGCAATATACTGTTGCATTTCAGATGTAAGAGCCTGTACTGATGCTTGTGATAGTTCAACATCTTCTTCTGTCTCTATATAATATCTAACAGCCCTCCAACCATTATCAGATGCAGATATTTCAGTATATGAATCCACATTGTTTTGACTGTGTGTTGGTAGAGATGCTTTCATATCGTACATTTGTTTTTGTAATTCTTTTATTGATGCATACAATACAATTAAATGTTCATATTCATCTGGAAACTTATCTAAAGAACCAACATTTGAAGCACTAGCATCTATAGTAGGATATGTAGCATAATTGCAAATTCCTTTATCTGATGCAGGTTCAGGTTTAATATAAATCTTTTCTGACTCTACATAATATACTGGGTCACTAGCAACAGCATAGTTCATATCTCCTGAATCTTCTGCATTACCACGTAATCCAGATGATATTTTTCTACAAGGTCTGTCATATGAACCATCATTTCTCATAACATTCAATATTCTCTTACCATCAATATCAAGGTTAAGAGTAAATGTGGTAACTGTAGATATTTGCTCTAAAATAGAAGGAGGCATAAGATTAATAATAGCCTTAGCCCCTTCAGTACAATATTCATCATATGTTCCTTCTGCACCACCATCACCTGTTAATTGTTGTATTCTATTTGTATATGTCATTATGCATATTTCCGTTTTCTTTGCTCAACGAGTTGTTTTGCATAATCCTCACCATCAATAACTTTCATATCTATCTGGTCTTTT